CTTATCATTGGTTCCTTTCTTATTATCAAGGTGTGCCTCAACACACCCAGGAATATCAATGATAGGAACTCCGATCTGCACCGTCACTGGTGGAGCAGAAGGGAGTCTTGGTGGAGTTGTCATCCAACGAGGGACATTTATATCACGAACTTCCACATTTCGAATATCACGAATCTCTGCCATCAGAGTTTGGGCAGTCCTCCACCACCACTAGGCATGGCGCCACCCGTGACATTAGGAAGTTCTGGCATTGCAGCATCTAACATTCCAGGAAGCACGTCTGCAATCGCCTCTGTTGCTGCTTGAGTGATGTTTTCAGTGACTTGCTCAGCGATAGCATCTCTACGCCAGTAGACGTATCCAGATGTCGCCAAGATACTTGATAGTCCTAAGAAAGACAGGATTGCTAATACGTTAATTACTTTTTGCATGGTTTCACTCCACTAAAGTTCCGTGTGCTCTACGAATCTCACGTAGTTCTTCAAAGTTCTTTTGTTTTGTTCCACCGTCGTATGCCCAGGCATATCCTTCGGTGATCATTTGTTCGTTCAGAGAGAGTTCAGCATCTCCAATGTATAACCAACCGAGGAGTCTACCATACTTGCCCATACCACCAACCAACTCAGTACGGATAATAAGGTCATCATCCCCAGTAATGGCACCATCCAACTTATCTTTGAGCCAATTCGTCGCATCGATACCTAGCTCCTTTTCGTCAAGGTCTCTAGTTCTTTTTTCTGGCGTGTCCACACCAGCAACTCTAACTCTCTCTTTTTTATAAAGGTCAAAACCGAGATCAATTGTGACATCGATCGTGTCCCCATCGACGACTCTATTTATTTCTATCACTCGGAAGTTGTAACAACTCTTCCGACTCGGGGGTGTCATGGCTCCCATTGGATTCTCTCTCGTCAATGCCTAGTATATAGACAACAACATATAAAACACCAGCAAGGAGTATCACCAATGACCAGATGATACTCCAAGTTACATCATTTACATCCTCAAGGGGACGAAGAACTAAGTTCACTTTTTAGGTTCTACCGCAGAAACAACAGGTGGTTCTTCCTCTTTTCTTTTCTTTGGAGCAGCGTTACCGTTTCCACCAGATTTGGCAGGAGACAGTCCGAAGGCGGCCAAAGAGCCAGAAAAAACTGAAGCGATGAACGTAGGGTCAAAATCTAAAATCTTTTGACCGTTTGGAAGTCTTACGTAACTGAATGTGAGAAGGGATGCAGACCAAATAAGTACAACAACTTTGACTAAATTACCAAGAACTTCACTTTTATCTTCATCGTGGTCTTCCTTCTCTACCTTCGGCTTTGTGTCTGCCATAGTAGATTAGCAAGGCAAATTTATTTAGTGATGAACCCGTTCTCTTCTAACCATTCACGGGTCATTGGTGTTGGTTCATAGTCAGTCCACATGGTTCCACGAGCACAAGACTCAAGTGCTGCTGCAGTCATACCTTCAGTGTGGCCTGCCCAGTATGCTTCCTTCTCCCAGGGAATTGCATGAGGTTGATCCATGTAAGCACTCTTGGCGATTGCCTGATACATCTTTGGAACATCTTCCTGGTTTCTGATGATAGCAATAAAGTTATTATCAATCGTGCCTGCCATACAGTCTTGTGCAGCGTGCCATCCTTCATGACGCATCACTGACATCATAGTACCAGGACGATGCATATGAGCAACATTCAAAAAGAAGTTATTACTTACAGTATGATAGACACCACGATGTCCAACTGGGAAGTATCGCAGATCGGCTAGAAAAACTTTAGCTCCGACCTTATTAAGTGATCGGACGAGAGAGTTAAACTCATCAGCAACAATACTGTAATCAATATCAGCCAGTTCCTCATGTTTGTTGAGGTCAGAAACTGTTTTAAGTTCTTGAACATGATCGGTGCATTCTTGAAGTAACATGCATCCCATTGCATGGGGAGTAAAGAACTCTTCTTCTTTGATTGGATCAGCCAGTGCTGGTGCAACAATAGATGCTGCTGCGACCATAGAAAGAATAATATTTCTCATAAAAAAAGGGAGGGTTTCCTCCCATTATAGTATTTTTAATTGGGATTGTAAACAGGAGACATTAAACCTCCATCAGGACCGTCATCATCATCAACGTTTCCACTCAATAGGGCTGCAAATACAAACCCTCCTATCATGGATGCTGCTATGAATAACATGTCGTTCACCATACACCTGGGATAATTTGTCCTGTGGTTGCGTAACTACCCATCGCAGCGATCACTCCGATCATCGCTGCCCAACCATTGATGCGTTCTGCTTTTTCGTTCATTGTGTTTTGCCTCTTTTAGATAAAATAATTGTGGCCAAGTATCATGGATTATTTCCACTAACTTGTAAGAAGAATTTGTCTGAATCACTCTTCGTGTTTTCGTAGATAGACGA